GAGGCCCATTGCTGGGTATACTACTGCGGCTTCTGCGGGATAGACTGCGGTTGTTATTGCTTGTTCTTGATAAAAAGAGAGGTTCATTTTCATTCCTAGGTTGGGTTGCCTAGAAACAGTAATTAATGACCTCAGTTGTAGAGCGACTCCTCATCGAAATCTGGGAGTGCCTTCATCAAGGCAGTCAGACCATCATTCTCAGTCGCAATAGCTTCAATATTGTTGTCTTTGAGGAACTTGATCGCAGTCGATAGTTCCGCAGCCGAAGCCTGCCCACTCTCGATACGAGATAGGAGGTCTTTAGCCACGGCAGCGTGGAGTTCCCCTAGAAAATCTTTAGTTGCTGACATGGTAATCTCCTATGTGCCACAGGCCCTGTCTAGAGCGTCTATGAGGGCCGCTCCCGTGGTCACCGATAGGTCACCCCCATCAGACAGAAGAGCCTCTGTATGGTCGTCTCTGAGTCTCTCAGTGCCATCACAGATTGCGTCTTCACTTACCACGGTTGCGCAGCCACTTACGAGCGTCATCAGCATCGCGATCAACACGATTTGCTTCATCGATACGCTTCCTTGTGTCCGTGTAGTCCCGCAAGACACGGGTAGCTTCACGGTTAGCTTGAATTTGGCGACCCTTAATGAAGGCCGCAGCGATGATTGCTAGGAACCCGAAGGCCCCCAGCAACCAGAGTTTAACCCGCGTGAAGATCATCGATCCCCCGCGTTCCACTTTGAGAGGCGCTCACGGAAGATCACCATTGCAGCCACGGCGATAACCGCGACAGCCGCGATGACGACCAGTTGGGCAGTCCCCTCTAGGGAGGCAATCGCAGTAACACCCGCAGTTGCGACACCCGCAGTTTGTGCTGCGGTCGCTTGGATGGTGCGACTTTGAACTGGGTTCTGACGAGGTTGACGAACCCTGCGGATACCAAGGAGACGCTCTTTCTTGTATGGAGCGATACTTACTTTGTTCCCTTGGTTACCCCCTAGGACGTAGATGTGTTCTTCGTCCTGATGACTGTAGAAGGCTACATGGCCCTGCCAGCCGTTCTTTGATCCCCGCCAGAAGACCACAACGTCACCCTTCTGGGCCTTGTCGAGGTCTACAGGCTCACCCCAATCGAGGTAGGATCGCGCTGTTAGTTTACTTGTGCCTTGGATACCACATTGTGCAAGGACAGAACCCACAAACGCTGCACACCACGGTGTCTCGTCATCTTGAACCCAAGAATGACCAGCGTCACCGAAGAACTGTAGAATTTGTGGGTTATGCCGTGCTGCGGGGTATTCAGCTACCCCTAGGAATCCTTCGGCAACATCGTAGATGTGTTGTGCCGACATGATTTACCTAAATCAATTCCCTCGGTTGCTCTCCATACGTTCAAGCAGACCTCGGATTGCGTTAATGTTCTCATCTATACGGGCCATTTGCACCGCTTGGCTGTGAACGAGTTCTGAGATTTCGGATACGCGGGACTCTATTTCACGGATGTCAGTCCTGTTGCGTTCAATATCCCCCATCATCATGGAGACCGTCCAGACAATCGCAGCGCCTTGAGTAATGAGGCCAAAGATGAGAGTTATCGGGACACTTTTAGATAAGTGCCAACTCTCCTGATCTTTGGTCATTTATCGTTATTCTGGCTTAGTAGGCCACACAACAGTATCAAGCGAGTTATACGTGTCAGTAATATCACGCAATGCTTGACGATACGCTGTCTGTTCTGCGGTCATAGTCAAGTCAGACGATGCCCACCAGTCAGTCTCAGCAATGCGTCTATTACGTTCTGCACGGAGTTCCTTCATAGGCTGTGCTGCAATCAGTTCATCACGCTTGGAAGCTACAGTAGCCCACTCAATGCCATGCTCAGTAGATTCGATAGCTGTGCCATTAGCATCAGCACCGACAACTTTGCGGAACATTTCGTTAAATTCTGCTTCAGTAGTAGGTTCACCACGAAGAACCCATTCGTTAATGCCCAGTTCGCTAAGGGCGTTTGCAATAGTAGTCATTGTTATAGGCCTCCTTAGCCTGCGATTTCCATTAGGGTAATTGTAGATGTCCCTCTAGCTCTTTGGGCAACATTGGTATCAGATATACTTCTATTGATGTAAAAAGTTTGTGTGCTTCCCGCAGGGTTAGCTATACGCAAACCATAAGTTAAAGTTGCTGTTGAGTTAGGGCTGTCAAGATAAACAAAAGGAAGGGTAGAGGTGGTATTATCATCTGCGCCTGTATTTTGACCTGCAACAGCTATTCTAGCCCTGCTACCATCAGCATCACCAAGAAGTATCTGTGTGGTGTCTCTATACATCTTAAGTGCAAAAGAGTTAATGCCGCTTACACCAGTTCCAACAACATGACCTGAGATGTATATCTTTGAAGATGTGCTTTTTGGGGTAATAGATACTTCTATAAAGTTTGATCCGTCTGTTGCAGCACCGCCTAAACTAACAGAGTAAGTGTTTGTCTTGGTAAAGCTAACAACCTGCAACACAGACCCACTAACATTCAACCCCAAGTCAGCCGCAGTAGGAGTGCCACCCGCAGCAGTCTGGATAGTATCTACTTTAAGAATGCTGCTCATTGTGCGATCTCCATTAATGTGATGCTAGAAGCAGGAAATTGAACATAGACAGCGTCTGGCTGTGAGTGCTGTTGGTTAATGTATCCAACAATGCCTGCATAAGGTGATGCAAGTGCGATTTGATATGTAACTGCGGATGTAGTGTTTGGACTGTCCAAATGGTCACGAGCAAACTGGTGTATACGATAATTCATCGTATCTTGATTGGTGGCTGTTCCGCTCAGAAAAGTATTAATTCGAGAGCCAGAGGCACTTACACCTGTGCCAATAGAAGTGCCATTCCGCTTCAAAAGAACGTATGGATATGCATCAACATTAAAACCAAAAGCAACACTAACTGATACAAGAATTTTATTACTTGAGCTTCTTGGTGTAATAACAGCAGAAAAACCAGAAACATCTACAGGAGTAGCAGAAGTGCTAGATACTCTGCCAGTGTAAGTAGTGCTTACAGTTTGCACAACAGTGCCTGTCGGAAGCTTAAGCTGAGGAATTTCTACCTGACTGTTTAAGTTAGGCTGTAGGGTATCAACGTATAAAGTAGACATTATCCTGCAATCTCCATTACTGTAATAGTCGATGTTGATCTGCCATCTTCATGGGTAAGGTTATTATCACGCCCTGTCCTATTAACAAAAATGGTAAGAGCAGAGTTTCCGTTATTGCCAATTTTAAGGCCATACGTTGTTGCAGATGTCGTGTTAGGGGAATCTAAAAAAGTGCCTGCCGAATTATGAGCATTCCAAGGAGAACCTTCATGGTGGCCTACAGAAGTAACACGGGGCCGAACACTGGCAGCATCACCAATACAAATGCTTGATCCATTTCTGGAAAGAGCAATGCCTATAGTTGTTCCTGTTCCATTAAAACCAAAGTCTACATTATACATCACAAGAATTTTACTACTTGTAGAAGTTGGAGTTATGGTTGCTGTAAGTCCTGTAATCTGAACAGGAGAACCCATTCCAGCAGTTGTGCTAAAAGTGTCCGTTTTAGTAGTGCTGACTACCTGTAAGATTTTACCGCCGACACCCGCAGGCAAAGTCATACCACCCGCACTAGCATCCAATGTCTGACCCGCAGGGATAATCACCTTGTTAGCATTAGCCCCGCTAGTCGGGCCTTGAATTGTTTGAACTGTTAATGTTCCAGACATTTATACCACCGTTAGGTTGCCATTAACTGTCAATGTAACACCCGTTGCGATAGCCAAGGGGCCTGCACACGAAGCGTTCTCAGTTGAGTCAATGGTTACATTAGTGTTGAGTTCTTGTTCGTTGACGCGGAAAATATCTCCCGCACTGGAGCCTACAGTTCCATTTTCACCTTTAAACAGACCCCCGCCAGCGCCGCCGACCGCAGTCCAAGATGTGCCATCAAAGATTTCTGCCGCACCTTCCGTAGAGTTCCAGCGTAGATAACCAGCTAGTGGTGAAACATCACGTTCTAGCGTAGAGCCACTAGGTAGAACCGCAGAACCTGTGTCGCCTGTTTTACTAACATTCTCATCATAAACCTCAGTAATCGCAGCTTGAACATTAGTTGATGAGATATTTCCTACAGGTGTAAAATCGATACTGGATGCCAGACCTGTTGCAAACGCAACAAGCCATGAAGACCCGTTATATACTTTCATGACATTTTCAGCCGTAGAGAAATACAAAGCCCCAGTAACTAGAGCGTTACCATCGTTATCCAGCAAAGGATCAGAACTTTTCGATCCTAAATAACGATCATCAAATTGGTCGTAAATATTTTCTACAATAGCTTGGGATGAAGCTGCGTTTGTCGCAGATGTAGCAGCCGCAGAAGCAGAGTTAGCAGCGTTGGTTTCCGACACAGCCGCATCTGTTGCACTCGTGGAGGCCGCAGTAGCACTGGAGGCCGCAGAGGTTGCAGATGTAGCAGCGTTTGTCTCGGATGTAGCGGCGTTGGCCGCAGAGGTTGCCGCAGAGGTTGCGCTTGAGGCAGCGTTGGTCTCTGAGGTAGCCGCATTGGTTGCGCTGGTTGCTGCATTTGTTGCAGACGTTGCAGCGTTAGATGCTTGTGTGGCAGCACCTGTTTCAGAAGCAGCCGCCGCAGATGCAGACCCCGCCGCCGCAGTTTCACTAGCAGCCGCGTTTGTCTCACTAGCAGCCGCAGCCGCAGCACTGGCCGCAGAGTTTACTTCCGCATTACCAATGTTGGTCTCTGAGGTAGCCGCCGCCGCAGCCGAAGCGGCAGCATTTGTAGCGCTTGTAGAGGCAGCACTTGCGGATGCCGCAGCGTTTGTCTCTGAGGTCGCTGCATTAGCTTCGGATGTAGCCGCAGCCGCCTCACTAGCCGCCGCAGCAATACGGTGGTTATCCGCATCCGTAGCATCCGCTTGGACTGTCGCGAGGTATGTCCCTGTGGTGTCCTTAAGAACCTCAGTTTGATCTCGAAGAACCTGAGTTTCGTCTCGGAGGGCCTCGGTGGCTACCTGAGCCGCCAAAGCACCATCCTGAGCCGCCGCCTCCACGGTATCCAAGGCTTCTTGCATCGAATACAGGAGGTAGTCAGAGTTCTTGTTGAGGTCTTCCGCGAGGAAAGACGAACCATCCACAAAGGTTACCGCACGGGTTGCGATAGGGGTTTCGCGGCGAATTTCGATAGCAGAACCAGAGGGAACGGCATTACCAAATCCATCCACAATACGGAGTGTAGTCGAGTTGATTTGATCAAAGGTATAGTTGGATGTCGGGTCGTAGGTTGCTGTCCCGTCAACGTATACCGCGATATGATCAGTATCTAGGTAATCCCATGTAATGAGATAATCGGTAGTGACCCCATCAGCCGTGTAGGCCGATACGGAGAACTTAGTAGTAGCCATTTACTAATTCCTATTTATTGAAAGGCTTCGTAAAATGAGTTGAAGCGTTCTAGTGAAGACCCACGGAAGGCCTCCAAGTTACCCTCGAATTGATCTCGAAGGGCCTCTTGTTGGCTCACACGGTGTCTTTCGTAGAACTCTTGGAACTCAGGGAACTCAGCCTTCGCCGCATCCCTGTAAGCTGTGATGACCTGACTAATGATCGATCCCTTGGTATCCCCAGAGGAAAGACCCCTGCCCCCATCGGGAGCCATCAGGTAGTTTCTGTTTGTGATAGTTTCTGCGAGTTGTTCCCGCAAAGTGCGTCCGTTGATCTCTACGGTCGATGTGAGTTCCATCAGGCGGTCATACATAGACTGAGGGCCATCCTGATAAGGCATATCCCGAAGATCGACCATCTCACCCTCTAGGTAGTAACGAGAGGTAGGCATCTGGAACGCTGATCCATCTGCAATGGAAATACGAGACAGTTCTGCATTTACAGGATCGACAGGGTTGCTTTCACCCAAGATTGTGAGACCCAATGGGTCATACTTAGGCACAGGCCGTGTCAGAACCTCACCAAGAACATTACGGCGAGGGTCTACGTCATTGTAGAGACCAGTTCGGCTCAAGATAGCATCAGCCATACTACGAACTTCACGGAACTGTTCATCACCGTTGGTCTGGTTCAAAATGTTAGGAACAAAAGACCCAATGGTGCTATACATCGCAGCCTCAGAACTCATCGGGTCACCTTGAAGGATATCGATGAAGTTTGAGAGACCCTGAGTGAACGTCTTGTTTACGGTGTTCTCCGCAAAGGCAAGCATCAAGGCTGCACCAAGAGGTAGCTTGGAGGCCTCACGTTCATTGTAGGGGTCACGCATGATCTCATTAAAGTCAGCGACCACAGAGATCACGTTAGCTAGAGGTTCGTATCGTTGGTAGTTAAAGTAGCTTACTGTGCCATCTTCATTACGGAACCGAATGGAATACGGGCGGTTACCCGCGTTGATCCACTCAGCACGAACACGGGGATCACTTGGGCCAGACCCAGTGAGGTCTCCACGACCCGCAAGGAAGTAGAGAGGAACCAACAAGGCTGTCCCTGTGACTATCTTACCACGAGCCTGTGCAGCCCGAATGCCACCCGCCGCGAGGTCTTCACGGAAACGGCTAGAGAGGAACTGCAAGGCAGGCATATTCTGGAGTGATTGGCTCAGGATGTTTACGGGTGTCCGAATAAACGGAAACACGAAACGGAAAGCCGCAGCACCAGCACCCTTACCACGCCCAGCGCTTTGGAACTTTTGTGCAAAAGACCCAGCCTCTAGCGGTTCTGTAAAGGTTGACCGTTGTGACTGTAGAAGCGCATCACCACGTATAGCCTCACCGTTAGGCCCGAAACTCTCACGGATGTATCGCTGAACAAACTCATCACGCTGCGCCCCTGTGAGACCCATACGATCTGCCTCACCAAGAGCATCCGCAGTGATACGACCACGATAGGTTGCCTGTTTGAAGAACTCGTCCATCGTCAGGAGCAATCGAGAGGGAGACGAAATGATGGTGTCTGCCCACCCCTTAGACCCCTTCGCAAGTTCTTGCTCAAAGTCTAGCTTTGTAGACAAGGCATCCAAGATAGCGCTGTCTTCTTTGAAAGACCGCGTGGCAAGCTGTAGGGCTTCACGAGAGG